TGCCAGCTGGTCGCCCAAGCGATTACCATCCTGAATTCGTCAAACAAGCCGCAAAACTCGCGCTCCTCGGTGCGACTGACATTCAAATCGCTGATTTCTTTGGTGTTAGCGAACGAACGCTCAACACATGGAAACATAAGCATCCTGAATTTCTTCAGTCCTTAAAAGTTGCGAAAGACGAAGCCGACACAAACGTTGTTCGTTCTCTTTACCGCAAAGCTTTGGGCTACGAGTTCGATTCAGTGAAGATCTTCTGCAACAAAGACGGGGAGATTACGCAAGTTCCCTTTCGCGAGATCGTTCCCCCGTCCGATGTTGCCTGCATCTTCTGGTTGAAGAATCGCAAACCGTCTGAGTGGCGCGATAAGCAGGATGTAGAGCATTCTGTTGGAGTTGTACTCAAGACTTCTATTCCAATTCCCGATGACAAGCCGTGACCGAGGGTTTCGAGCGTGCGTTGCCTGAGCTGGACTTGGACGCGGGATACAAACCCTATCCAATGCAACACAACTTCCACGCATCCAAGGCACGTTACCGCTTTCTTGGTGGAGCTGCCGGCCCTGGCAAAACCACCGCGATGCTGATGGAGAACTTAGTCACCGTCAACCGGTTCAATGCGACAGACGCCAAGCAAGTTCAAACGTTATTCCTCCGCCGCACGCAGCCGATGCTCGAAAACACTCTCATCACACGCTTTCGAGAGAAAATTGATCCATCACTCTACAAGAAATTCACCGAGAAACCATTCGAGGTGCAATGGCTCAACGGCGCTCTGACCCGTTTCGGCTCCTGCCAGTACGAGCACGACATCTTCTCTTGGCAGGGACAGTGGAAAGATGTCTACTACGACGAAGTGTGCGAGTTCACCTGGAAGCAGTGGAACGGTATCGCGCCATGGAATCGGTGTCCGGTGAGTCAGAACGCGCGCCGTCTCGGTGCGGGCAATCCTGTCGGTGTGGGCACCATCTGGGCGCGTCCAACGTTCGTCGAACATCGCCCCTGCGACGAGATGGATTCGAACCAGCGGGCGCAATACCGTGCTGAGGACTATGCCTACTTCCCCTGCACCTATCTCGACAACCCCATCTACGCGAACGACCCCAACTTCATCGCGGGACTGCGCTCCCTCCCCGAGGCGCTCCGCAAAGCCCTCATGGAAGGATCATGGGATGTCACCGGTGGATACTTCGTCGGCGCGTTCGACCGCGCGTTGAATGTCATCCCCAATGAGCAATGGAACCCCTCGCCATGGCATCGACGCTGGATCTCCGGCGATTGGGGCTTCGAGCACTACACGGCGCTCTATCAGCACTACATGGATGACGAGGGTGTGATACGGACGGGGAGATTGGCGGTTATCGCGCCCGACTCCACCGAGATGCTGGCGGAACGCATCATCAACTGGTTGTTGGATGACAAGGGCAACTTTCCGAAGATCGAGGACTTCCCGTTTTCTCACGACGCCTTCGCGTCCAACACCACCAAGAGTTACGGCGCGGAGATCAACAGTGTGGCAACGCGCATCGGGCGGATTCTCACCCCTTACGGCCTCCCGCATCCGTCCAACTCAGGCCGCGACAAGCTCGGTCGCGAGCAGACAATGTATGACCTCTTACGCGCGCGCAAGTGGCTCATCTCCGAAGACTGCCCCAAGCTCATCAATTGCCTGATCTCCGCCCCTCGGGACGAGGACAAGCCGGAGTTGATCGCGGAATTCAGCGGTGATGATCCCCTGCAAGGCGCGGGGTATGGTGTATATACGATGGTAGGCAAGCCGGGAAAGAAGCCGCTGGAGCAGATTGAGCGGGAAGAGTTGCAGCGGACGAAAGACCCAATGGAGCGCCATTTCATGATGATGCGGAATACGGAGCGGAGGCAGAAGGCGAGTCAGCCGTTGCAATGGTGGGAACAATGACCCTCACAGACCGCATTCGCGACTTCCTCGGGATCAACATCCTCATCCGGCAGCAGGCGCAATTGCAATCGGAGATGGTGACCAAGCGGACGCTGGCCGCATTTGAACTCGCCGCCCGGGAGCGCCATTCCGAGCTGATGGACCTTTTGCACAAATTGGAACTGCTGCTGGTGATCGAAGCGCCCAAGCGCAAACCCACCGTCACAAACGGGGCCATGTATAGTCTTGAGGAAGATCAATCCACAAAGCTGGCGGAGATGCTGGCGAATCCACCGAAGGAGTCCTGAAATGGCATTCAATTACCCGATAGGCGGCGGTGGAGCGCCGAAGAAGAAGGCTCCAATGGCCGCCGCCCCGCAGGCAATGGGAGCGGCTGAAGACGGCGCGATGCCCGAGGAAGATGGAAACGCGGTCGCAGCGGAACACGGCCCGGCGGTCGAAGTTCACTATCCGCACGATCACGAGATGGGGGTGCATCACGTCCACTCGGTGCATGGCGACGGGCACGAGCATCACTCGCAGCATGGGTCTGCGGATGAGGCGATTGAGCACCATAAGAAGCTGGTTGGCGGAGGGGAGCATCACGAAGCGGAACACGATGAAGAAGAGCCTTGGGGCTCAGAGGAGGAGTAAATGGCAGTTAATTACGGAAGCAAAGAGCCAGTGAACCTTCAGGAAGCCGTCCGCGACCTCAACGCGCGCCTGACCTCGCTGAACACGCAGGTCAATCCGCCCAAAGCGCCCGTTGCTCCTGCGCCGAAACCGCCCGTTCCTCCAGCACCCCCGAAGCCCTAATGCCTTACAAATCCCTCGCGCAGGAGCGGTACTTCAACGCCAATCGAGGGAAGCTCGAGGCGCAGGGCGTTGACGTGGATGAGTGGAATTCCGCCAGCAAAGGAAAGGCGCTGCCGATGAAAACCGAGCATGTGGACTTGGGGAAGAAGGGGAGTTTCGGGGTGAAGAAGGGGGCGTTGCACGAGATGTTGCACATTTCGCAGGACAAACCCATACCGGCGAAAGACTTGACGCCCAAACCGGGGGACTCACCACTGCTACGCAGGCGGAAAGCAAGTGCAAAAGGATTTCGCTCGATGCACCACGGAGGATAGATGCCTGTTGGAATCCTTGGCGAGCGGTATGCGCGCCTTGAGGTTGTCGATCTGATTCCAGAGAAGATTGGGAAGCGTCACGCTCAAATCAAGGTGCGTTGCGATTGCGGAACCGTCAAGATAATCCGCCGAGGAAACTTTCGACAAGGTCGCACAACGAGCTGTGGATGTTGGCGCAAGGAAGTGATACTAAAGCGCGGACGTACGCGTGTGCTGCCCTATGGCCGCGCTGCGGCTAATAGAACTTTTGAGGTGTATCAGAAAGACGCCCAAAGGCGTGGATACGGCTTTAGCCTAGATTTCGATGAATTCATGCGGCTCACGCAACTCCCATGTGCATATTGCGGCGGCTTGCCGAGCAACTGCAAATCAAACGGTGAGTGCAATGGGAGCTTTATTTACAATGGCATCGACCGTATCGACAGTGCGCAGGGTTATATTGCAGGAAATATGAATCCTTGCTGCCGCATTTGCAATCGCGCCAAATCTGACTTGCCAATGTCCGAATGGATCAAGTGGTTGGAGCGTGTCGTAGCGAGGAATTCCATCTAAATGGCGACAACACCACCAATCGCGGATCAGGAGACGCAGGACGGCCAACCAGCCGTCCTTTCGCCGCTCCAATTCCCCGACGGCTACATCCCCGGCCAATACGCGCCGTGGTACTGCTCCTCGGAAGACGTGTACGGGCCGGAGGAACTGGGCGAATACGCCAACGCCATCGAGGAGATGACGACCAGCCTGAACCGGGCGGAGACGGCGGCCCGATTGTTCGAAATCTACCAAGCGTGGGAAGCTCGCCTCTTCCGTCGCGGCTACCACTTCAACGTGATGAGCAACAAGGGCTGGAGTCAGGCGGGATCGACGTCGGGGGTGAGCACCGGCGCGACCATCTTCGCCACAGCGAACTCCGGAAAACTCTTCCCCTGCAACGTCTACGGCGCACGGCATGACAAGATCGTGGCGGCATTGTCGCGCGAAGTCCCCGGAATCGCCCTCGTTGCGAAGGATGACAAGGACCCAATGGACCAAGCGGCAGCGGAGGAGGCAGAGAAATATCTGAAGGTGTTCATTCAGGATGCCAACCTCAAACTCGCCGTCACGCAGGCCGCCAGCCTCTTCTACACCGACGGGCGGGCGGGATTTCTGACGTACACCATTGCGGACCAGACGCGGTGGGGGACGGAGATGCCCGACAGAAAGCAGGAAGTGTATGGAGCGCCGGAAGGATCAAGTGGAGTCACCCCCGAAACCGAGCTGGACGGGACGCCTGACAGCGGTGGACAGGGTCAGGGTTCCGATGAGATGGGTTCCGAACACCCCGCCCGCCGCGAAATTACCTCCGTCTTCGGCAAACTCGAATGTAAAGTCCCCCTGATGGCGGACGAGGAGCACGAATTCGGGCGGGTGCGGTTCTCGCATGAAGTGTCGAGCCCGATGCTGAAAGCCAAGTATCCATGGGTGGCGAAGAAGATCGCGACCGGCGGGGCCATTGGCGACAATGGCCAGATCGACCGCCTCGCGAGGATCAACGTCCGCCTCGCGGTCCAAGCCTCCAACTCCTCCGGCGAGAGCTACGACAACAACGCCACCGAAACCGTCACCTTCTTCCGTCCCTCCGAGTACTGGAACATCGAGGACGAGAACATTCGCAAGGTCTACTTCGACACCTTCCCCGACGGCCTTGAAGTCTGGCACGCCGGCGGCACCCTCGCGATGGTTCGCAACTGCCGCATGTCGAAGCACGTGAAGGTGGTGCAGTGTTACCCAGGGGACGGGCAGAACCGGCGCGCCATCGGCACCAACTACCTCCCGTTGCAGAAGGTGTTGAACGCCGAAATCTCCCTCATCGATCGCTACCACCGCTCGGCCATCGCCCGCCGTTACGCGCTGGAACCCTACATCGACACCCAGCAGTTGAACTCGCAGACGAACGACCCTTCGAAGGTCACTCCCGTCACGGGGATCGAAGGGAAGAATCTCAAAATCTCCGATATCACCGGGATGGATTCCGTCCCCGTCCCCAACACCTCCCTGATGGAATTCGTCCAATGGCTCATCAACGGCGCGCCCGAAGTGATGGATGGCGCAACCCCCGCGATGTTCGGGCAGAACCAGGGCGAGAGCGATCGTGGCGTCTACCAGACGACGAAGCTCAATCGCGACCAGGCGTTGCAGGTGTACGCGATGCCGTGGGCGGCATTGTGTGACGCCATGAGTTGCGTGGCCCTTCAGGCGGTGGAGTCAGCGGCGGAGAACCGGCAGGCGAACATCAGCGCGAGTCTCCCCGGCCAGCAGCGCCTGGAGATCGAGATCGAGAAGTTACAAGGGAACGTCCTCGCGTACCCGGAGTCGCTGGAGATCCCCCGCACTCTCGCCGAGCAAGAGGAGGAGATGGCACAGTTGCTGGAACAATCCGCCAACGTCTCCCTCTACGCCCAGATCATGTCCGACCCCCGCAACCTCGCCGTGTTCTCGAAATTCCCCTCCCTCGCCGGCCTCGACGTCCCCGGCGTGGACGCGGTGGAGCAGCAGCAGGGAGAGTTTGAAATCCTCATGCGTTCGGGGCCGATTCAGAACCCCCAACTCGCGCAGGTGCAGCAACAGATTCAAATGGGGCAGGCAGAACTCGCGAAGGCTCAGGCTGCCGATCCCGCCGGAGCAACGGGCGAAGCGGAACAGATCATGGCGATGTTGGCCCAGCTCACGCAACTCGCGCAAACCCTCCCCCCGCTCGTCTCCACCGTCGCGGTGGCGCAGGACCTCAGCGAAAACCACGCCATCCACGCCGCCATCACCCTCGACATGCTGAACTCCCCCACCGGGCGCAAACTCAAGAACGGCGACGACGACCAGAAGGCCATCTGGCAGAACCTGAAACTCCACTGGCAGGAGCACGTGGAGATGGGCGCGAAGCTCACGCCGCCGCAACCCATCGAAACTCGCGTCTCCTTCTCCGGCGACATCACCAAGCTCCCGCCCGACGCGCAGGCGAAGGCATTTCAAGCGGTCGGACTGCAGGTCTCGCCGCAGGAACTCACTCCGCAGGAACAAACC